GGGATAAACTCCCTGATGGACAATGACAGTATATATTATATTGACATGCCGTATGATGATATTAGAAATTTTATGAGCCAAGGTCCTTTTTATGAACTAGGTGGAGATAAAATTAAACCGAAGACTGAGGCACAAAGAAGCACCCAAGCCGAACTAGATGTAGAGGATGCATTGGCGCCATATATTGAAAGAAATGCTGGCGAGGCACTGAATCAGCAGGCCATTCGCGCAGCCCTAACAGTTAACAATCCTAACAAGGCCGATGTTCCATTTTTTTATGTTGGCGATCTGGTGGATATTATATTGGCCAACATGACAGCTTATTTTGATGACATGTCCAAGTGGGCGAAATCAATCCCAAGTGACTGGGAAGACGTGGAAGGCGAAGCTGAGATTGCTGGCGTCAGGTATAAAAATGTTGCGCCGTATTCCTGTGATATGCAGAATAAAGCGAATGAAATTATTAGAACGGCCAAAGAATTTAAAAAGTTTAGACTTGTTCTGGGGCCTTTAGAAGTTGTTAGCAGAACAGATGATCTTAAAACTAGAAGTTTTAATATGGGAGACATGCCAATTTCAGTAAAATACTTCATTGAATTTTTAACAGAGAGGCTTACAAAGAAAGAAGAATCAATATATACACTTGCAAATTTCCTAAATGATTTTTTTAATTCGTTAATAAGAAATTTTTTAAATGATGATACTTGTTTTAGTACAAATGTCAAGCAAAAAATTACTGTTAATCAATCGGTCATATCATCTTATAAAAATCCTAGATCACGTTATGACGAAATAGTGGAACTTGCCAAGATCGGCAGAACATCTATTAGTAGATTAGAAAGGTTGGCAAGAAGAAACAAGAAAAACAGTATATTAAACATCTCAGGAATTTCAGGCCAGCATGATGGAGGAAATCTGGGATTTGAAAATCAAATAAATTATCTAAGCTTTTTTGCCGGCAGAATAAGGCCTATGGAAAAGATGACAGGCGATCGTGTTGACGACGAGAGCGCAGGCATAATGCACTATGTTCTTGGGAAAGATAAGGGAATTGTTAAAAACATCAGCTTATCAAAAACACAGACTCCAGGATTACAAGAGGTTAGATTTGAGCAAGACGGTTACGATGGTTTACAACAACTTCGCGTTGTATACGATGTTGATATTGATGCGTATGCTTTTGTAAAAACATTTCCAGGGACTTATATTTTTGTTAACCCACAAAGTTTTGCCCCAACTACTAATTTAATGCCTTGCGATCCTTTAAACTTAACTCAATATGGTATTGGCGGGTATTATATGATTATCAGATCGGAACACGAATTCGGCCCGGGAGAAGCCAATACTAAGATCACCGCTAAATGGGTAAATGAGGTCGATTCAACGCGCGGCGGCAGAAAACAATCATGTGGCGATGGCGGAATAGAAAATCCCAAGAAATGCGATAAATAATATATAGGAAATAAAAACAAATGAGTCAATTTTATGCAGAAAGTAATGACGAGGGAACAGTGGAGCTTTTTTACAAGAGAACTGTGTATAATGCTGATTTATCTGAATTTGGAGACCATATTGTAGATTTTAATTATGCTGAAAAAATCTTATACGGTCGGGTTGATAGATTCTTTCTTCCAGTAATGCTACAGGATCAAACAAAGCTTTCTAGCCTTCCAGGCGGATCCGGCGCCGGCCAAAGAATTGCTGCTTTAGATTTTGTTGTTACTGCTTTTAAACAAATGAACGCACAATTTAAAGCAAGATCTGCAATAGGTCTTATAAGAAGCGATGATCCATACTTAAGCAATCTGCGAGTGGTGAAAGCATATCAAAATCCGGAAACTTTGTATGAGCGATACCAGGAGATGTTTTCAAATGTTCTTGTGCGAAAATTTGAAAATAACAGGATTACTGTGCTAGATTTTAATATATTTATTGAAAGCCTACAAAATATTATTTTTACCGCTGAAGGAATAAGTAGAATGCCTTTTACATTGCCGGCATATATTAAAAGTCGTCAATGTCCGATTAATTGCACTGGCTTGGCAATTGAAATAGCTGAATTTAAACATTCAGATGATGATAATAAATTTAACACTTTTGTTAGAAGTCCAAATTGGGAATTTTATGTTAATGCCGCAAATGATCACGGTTTTATGATTGATCGGAATGCGCCATGGAGATTGGTGGCAGACATTAATTCTGAGGGCATGCAGACCTTTATACGGGCTATAAATCCTACAGCCGCTGGAGGCACCGAGCCTTTTCTAAGAAATTACTATAAACATACTCATGTAAAATATTATGTTCAATTTAAAAGATATTTATTAAATTTATATAATAAGGTTAGAACGGAGGCCTACACTGTGCCGACACAATGCAAGAATAGTCGTAAAGTTGGTGTTACGATCAGCAGATCAAAAAGATATAATCTTGAAATGTTGACGAGAGAATATAGCGAAGAATTTTTTCTAAGGTTATATCTTAAACTTAGGTTTGCAGAAGAAGAATCACAATATAGTGATGCGAAAAAACACAGACTAGTTGAAGACTGCCTGCAAGTATATCAGTCTCGCAATCTTAGAACTGCCTTGTGGGCCTTTGAAAGAATTTTGAATTTACCATTTGACTATAACGGCTCAATGAGTTATTATATAAACAAGGTATTAAAAGAGCCTGAAGATATACGTTTTGGGGAGATCGCTCCGAGCGCCCCAAGTTCGTTTGAAGGCGGGGGTGGTTATTGATATTTCAAGCACTTGATGACAAGTCAGAATGCATTGGAATTTACGCAGACGGCAAACTATCGTTTGATGATTTTCCAGAAAACTTGACCAAGACTTGGCGCTATAGCGCGTCTATTGTTGATCCGGCAGTGGAGTACGCATGGATACGTGCTGGAGGCCGCAATATTACCGATTGCTGCCCAGAAGATTTGTGCAATGAACTTCAGGCTGTCCAAAGAAAAATGAAAGCTTACCTTAAGTCTTTTCAAATTGCAAAAGTCAATATGATGGATCATTGTGTGTTTGATTTAATTCCTCATGATTTCCTTGTACGCTTTTGCGAGATTAAAAATAAAGTCACTGCACACGTTTTTCAAACATACGACAAGCCAGAAAATTACGATCACTTAAATTCCGTGTACAAACTGCTTCACAAAGTCCGTTATCAGCGCTTGAACCTGAATAGTGAAGACTGCAAGCAGCTATTTTACTCTTCAATGAATCGGCAGAAAATTCAAGAACTGATGAAGAACTACAGAACAATTGACTACAACATGTTCGGAACCATTACCGGTCGCCTTGCAACGCACCCAGGCTCTTTTCCAATTTTAAATTTACAAAAAGACTTGAGACGCATAGTTAAGCCCCACAACGATTTAATGATGAGCTTTGATTATAATGGGGCCGAAATTCGCACGCTACTAGAGCTGTGCGGTAAAGAGCAACCAGAGTACGATATTCACGAATGGAACATACAGAACGTTATTAACGACCTAGAAATGACTCGCGAAGAAGCAAAGCTCTTTTTCTTTGCATGGTTGTACAACCCAGAATCAAACGATATTGATTCAAACTATTACGATCGCGAAAAAGTTCTTGACACTTATTATAAAGATGGCTATATTCATACCCCATACGGACGTAAAATCAAAGTGCAACAGCGCAAGGCATTAAACTACCTTATTCAAAGCACTACAGCTGATCGTGTATTACAAAAGGCGGTTATTATTGATAAGATGCTTGAGGGTAAGAAATCTTTTATCTCTCACATTGTTCATGACGAAATTGTAATTGATTATTCTGATGAGGATAGAGACATGGTTATTGGACTGAGAGATATTTTTGAGGATGGCTATCTGGCAAACCTCAGAGCAGGAAAAGATTACTATAACTTAAACGAGATAAAGCTATGATTTCAATTGTGGGCCTTGGCACCGCCGGGTCAAGAATTGCCGATAAATTTAGACAGACAAAAAATTATAACGTCTACGCTATGAATGATCGTGTTCTGAGAAATTCAAAGTATAAATTTAAACTTAAAACCTACGAGTCTGCTGAAGAGTATGAAAAAAACATTCCCGATGTTCGAAAGTTTTTCTCTGAAATTGATGATCATGTGCAGTTTTTTATAATGGGATCTTCGTTTAGTTCCAATTACTCGCTTGGGATCCTTGAGCAGCTTAAACATAAAAAGATAGACGTTTTCTACATCCAGCCTGATTCAGAGTTAATGACCGGCGTCCCAAAAATGCTAGACAAGATTGTGTTTAGCGTGCTGCAGGAGTATGCCAGATCGGCGCTATTAAACTCATTTACCCTTATTTCAAATGTCATGATTGAAAAATCAATAGGCAACATTCCGATTAAAACATATTATGATAAAATTAACGATTCAATTTTTTCAACTGTTCATTATGTAAATTACTTTACTCATGCAGAGCCAGAAATTGGAATGACGGCAAAGCCTTTAGAGATTAACCGGATTAGAACTTATGGTCTTTTGGATCCGAAAAGTTTAGAAGAAAAATGGCTTTATGACCTTGACATTCATCGCGACGTATGTTATTATTTATGTATCAATAAGGACAGATTAGAAAATGAAGGAGGGTTGCACAAAAAGATTGTTGACATGCTCAAGGAAAAACCTAAAAACGCATTTAGACGTATCTCATATGCAATCTATGAAACAGAACATCAAGATTTTGGGCTCTGCGTTGCCCACACTAACGCAATACAAGAATACACTTGACAAGCTACGTTGAGTGTTATACAATAGGAATCAAGGAAAGCTTGATTTACTTTACCCAACAACAGGAGAAAACTAAAATGGGAATTGATATGGAACTGATGCGGCGAAAGCTCGCATCCCTTCGCGGCGAAGGAAACAAAGGTGAGAACTCTGTCTGGTTTAAGCCAGATGAGGGCGACACCGATATTCGGATCGTGCCGACAAATGATGGCGATCCGCTAAAGGAGATGTTCTTCCATTATAATGTGGGCGAACATCGCGGAGGCATTCTCTGCCCAAAGCGCAACTTTGGCGAGCATTGTCCCGTATGTGAATTTGCTTCTTCGCTCTGGCGCGAGGGAGTAGACAACAACGATGAGGAGAGCAAGAAGCTTGCGAAGTCACTCTTTGTGCGCACTCGCTATTTCTCGCCCGTTGTTATCCGTGGTCGCGAAGACGAGGGCATTAAGGTCTACGGCTACGGAAAGCAGGCTTATGAGCTACTTTTGGGATACATTCTAGATCCCGAGTATGGCGATATCACTGATATTAACGAGGGGACCGATATTACCCTCAC